GGTCGATCTGGTGGACGGCCGACCGGTTCAGGTTTGGGCGTCGATGGTCAGGACTCCAAGGCCAGAAGACACAGCCGAGGAAAGCCATGATCGGACCGTTGTCGCAGTTGGGAATGTTTCCACTGTTGTTTGGACGGCCCGCCCGAAGACTGACGCCGAGTTGGCAGCCGACGCCGAGCAGGCCGAACGCAACAGAGCTAACAAACGAATCATTGCTGCCGTCAAGGAGCTGCAAAGGATTCAGCAGGTGAGCGAAATGTCGAACGCCGAGCAGACCGAAGCAATCCGGCGGCTTGCCGCTGCCGCAGTCCATCTCGTTGAAGAGCTGACCCCCAACATGTCCGACATGAATCAGGAATCATGAGCGATATCCGTGTAGTTCCTGTAGGGCACGATTTGCCGGAAGGCGTTGTGCCTTACGGTACAGTGTTTTCTGATGGTGAGCAGGTCGAAGATCACACTAATAAGGAAGTGGTCGGTTCGTTCAGTGGGCTTATTGATGGCGTTGTTCCGGCAATTTCTTGGAGGGGAGTGTAATGAACTTGGCTGAAATGATGACTGTTGTCCGGGACCAGGCGCAGACGGACACCGTGGATGCTCCTGATGGGCTTCTCACGTTTTATGCCAGGTCTGCCTATCAGGATATCCAGTCTCGGGTGGGCCAGTGGCCGCACCTTCGAGAATCTTTTGTTCACGTTACGGTTGCCGGTACTCCGAACTATGCGTTTGCTACGTTTGCTCCGAACACGATGGAATACATTGTTTCCGCTACGGTTCCCGATCATGTTCTTTACCCTATGTCGAGAGACGAGTATCGGGCTGTAACCCGAAACCCGACAACGGTTGGCACCCCTACCCATTACATGGTTGATGGAGATGTTGTTTGGTTGTGGCCGACTCCGGCTTCTGCATCGACTCTTTCTCTTTCGGGTTACTCGTCTTTCAACGTCTGGCCCGGAGGGGCGGGAGACGTTTCTGAGGCTGATCTGCCAAGGGGTTTTGATACTGCTATCGTCTTTTTCATGATGGGTCGTTACTACCAGTCACAGGAAGATATTGAACTGTACCAGCAGTACATGCGTGACTATGAGACTACGTTGCAAAATCAGATTGATAGGGCCATGCGTGGCAATGACATCTTTATGGGTCCGTCGATTAAGGGGTCCGGTCGTTCTGCCGGTATTTCTGAGACTCAATGGATGCGTAAGAATGTAGAGGGATAGTATGCCTGCTCAGACCCGTGAGGTTTCATATCTTAGGAAGTTTGATGGCGGTCTTAATCTGACTGCACAAACACAGTCTTTGCTTCCAGATCAGTCGCCGGATTGCCTGAACGTAGATTTTGGTGTGCGTAAAGGTTTTGTTTTACGGGGAGGTTTCCGTCACCAGGCGACAGCAGCCAGCATCAGCGGGGCACGGTTTCTTTCTGTGGCGGCTGGGGCCGCTTCAGTTCTGCTGCATTCTTCTGACGGTGACTTGCTCGACTGGGATGGAGCAAATCTTACTGATACGGCTGTTGACGTTACGGAGTACGATAAGCGGGTCCGTATGGCGACCCATAATGGGCTTTCCTATATGGCGAACGGCCGTTTTACGGCCGACTCGCCTGCAAACATTGTTATGAACAAATGGGATGGGAGTACCCTTACTGCGTTAGGGACTGCCTGGGATGAGGATCATGTTTCTTCTTCCGGCAGTAACATGCCGAAGGCCGAGCACATTGTTCAGTGGCGTGGCTACATGTGGGTGGCTGGCACGTACGAGTCTTCCGACTCTTACACAAACCGTCTCAGGTTTTCTCATCTTCAGTTCCCAGAGTCTTGGTCGATTGACGACTATTTTGATATTGGAGATTCCAAGGGTGACGTTGAGCCGATCACTGGACTTTTCGCTTTTCAAGACAAACTGGTTATTTTCAAAAAGGGCGAGGTCTGGTTGCTGTCTGGGCATGATCCGGACACTTTTGTTCTTAACCCGTTGACGAATGCTTCGGGTATCAGTTCTTCTGGGGCTGTCGATGCGAACGCAGGCATATTGTACTGGTTTTCTACTGACGGTCAGTTGATGGCGTTTAATGGGAAAGGCGTAGTTACTCTGTCTGAGCCGATCCAGTTTTGGTCTGATATTGGCAAGATTCAGCATGGCGGTTCCCATCACCTTATGTGGGCTGATGGCCGTTTATGGATTTCGTTGGAGGCGGGCGCTGCTGCTTCGGAAGATCGGTTGATGTTCCTTTGGGCACCTTCTGCTAAGGCGTTTACACGGTACGACCGGGAAGTTACCGACATGATCTTTTGGAGAAAGATCAATTCGGATGCCGACCCTTTGTTTCTCGATTTGGCTAACACAAACCTTTTCCGCTATGACCAGGCTTACGAGTATGATACGGATGACACTAGCGCCAACATCCGCATTAACGGCTATTACCGTACGGCATGGATTTCTGAGGGCGAGACGGCCACCAAGAAGCGGTGGAAACGGCCTCGTGTGACTGCGGCCGCTTCTGGTACGACTACGATCCAGCTTGAAGTTTTTCACGACATGCAGGATTTGAACCCGGCCCGCCAGATTCAGTTTCCGATTACTTTCACGACTCCTACAGATTCTCTTTGGGATACGATGATTTGGGATACGGATTCTTGGTCTGGGGACACGGAGGAAGCGTACGCTTTTCAGCGTACGCCTTCTGCGGGGTCTGCTTATGCAGTTGCGTTTAAGTTTTCTTCTGCCGATAACCCTGGGCGTTGGTGGGTTGACAGTATCGCTATTCCTTTCCGTAGAAAGCAGGTCCGATAATGGCCGCAGCATCAGTTACTAACACGTTCACGTCGCTTACACCGGCCGTGGGTTCTCAGGTCAACCGAAACTTTGACGATCTTGTCGATTTTGCTAACGACAACACAACTCACCGTGACGGCTCTAAGCCGTTTACTGGTGAACAGTCGATGGGGTCTTTTAAGCTTACTAACGTTGCGTCGGGCACCTCCGCTAACGATGCGGCTACGGTCGGCCAGTTGGCCGGGACGTTGCCTACTGGCTTTATGGTTATGTATGGTGCGGCAGTTTCGCCTTCTGTTTCGTGGATCGTTTGCAACGGTGCAGCCATTTCCCGTTCTTCCTATTCCGATCTGTTCGCTGTCATCGGTATCAGTTTTGGTGGCGGGGATGGGGCCACTACGTTCAATGTCCCTGATTTGCAGAACCGTGTACCGTATGGCGGTACGGTTGGTGTGCAGGGCGGCTCGAACGATGCGGTCACTGTTTCCCACACTCACGCTAATACTTTTTCTGCCGCTGCCGTTGGCAACCACAACCACTATTCGTACATCCGTACGAATGGATCAGATTATTTTCCAATTGTCAGTTCCGGCACTCGTGCTCGGCCTTCCGGGCCGAGCGCAAGCATCGACACTAGTCTGCCGACCAGCTCTGCCGGAGGTCACAGCCATACTATGTCTGGGTCAATCACTGAGGCTGGCACTTCAGGTACCGACCTTAACCGTCCGGCCTTCACAGGCGTCCAATTTCTTATCAAGTCAGGACTCTAATCATGGCGTACGGTACACCAGTTTACGATTACGAGCAGGCCCGTGGTGGGCTTGCAAAAAAGAAAGCTTTGACGGATCAATCAAACGACTTCGGTCGTTTTCTTGGTCAGGAACGTTTCCGTCGTGACAAGGAAGACATGGGGAAAGATTTTACCCAAAACTTTCCGAAGGTCGGTTCTTCGTTTAACCGTCGTGGTATTTGGAACTCGGGTTTGCGTAAGAAGGGGCAGCGTACTGCTGTTAATGCTACGAACAAAAACTATCGTCGTTTGGCTGAGGCGCAGGCTACTGATAATGCCCAGTGGGATATGAATCAGACGGCTTCGGATGTCGGTTACGAGAACGAGTTGTTGGCTTTGTATGATCGTATGCAGTCCGGTAGGGCTGCGGGTTACGATCCATTTACAGGAATGGGATAGTCATGAGTAGAAACTTTTTAGATCCGTACGGTACTGGGGCTGATGCAACGACTGGCTCCAAGCCGGTCGGTGGCTATAAGCCGACTTACGGTAATTCTGGTCCGTCTTTTGGTGCCCCTCGCAAGCTGGAGACCGATCCGTACGACCAGAATCCCAATCCTGACGCATGGATTGCAGGGGTTCCTGAAAACTACGCCGCCCAGGCGGGCAACCGTGCCCGCTTTGCCGATTTGCAGGTGGGCCACGTGGCGGAGGGCGGATATCCTGGTACTGGCCCGATGGGCACGCAGGCTCCTGGTGGTGCCACTAAGTACAATAACCCTGGCGGCTACAGCACTAGCGCCCAGGCCCAAGCAGACCGGGACCGGGAAGCCCTGTGGCGGCAAGAAGACCGTGACCGTGACCGTGACTGGCGTGCGGAAGACCGCACGTTAGACGAACGGCTGCGGGCCGAGGCGGAAGCAAAAGCCAAAGAAGATAGGCTCAAACAAATCGCTGCCTACGACGCTTACGACACCCAGATGCGGGATGTCTACAGCTCTGAGCGGGTCAACAGCCGTTTTGACCCGATGGTTACTGCTGCGGGTGGGGCATACGACAGTGGCGTGCAACGACTTGGTGGTATAACGGACGCTATGACCACTCGGGGCGAGCAGTCCCGTGGAGATGTTGCTAACGCTTTCAGTGCCGGAGACCAACGCCTCCAGGCGTTGCGTCAACAGTACCAGACCCAGCAAGGAACTATGGATTCAGGGTTCAACGATATCTTGTCCGGCTACGGTGCAGGTAACGTCGATCAGGGTTCCGGCTACATGGATCGTCTGTTCGCTAACGCTCAGACCGGCAACGCTCGGGCAGGGACCGTTTACGATGCGTCTTACGCTGACCGTGGCGCTTTGGTCGGTGGCCTCCAGGGCGATGTGGAGACTGGCATGACTCAACAGAAAACTGCAATGCTGGCGCAGATTGCGGCGCAACGTTTGGCTGCGCAACAGCAATCGGATTCTTCGCTGGCGCAAGCTTTGGCGCAGTCCGGTATTGCCCGTGGAAACCTGTAAGGAGTTTTTCAAAAATGTCTGATACTTGGGTAGACCCGACAACTGATCCTTGGTTCCGTGGTGAGCCGACCCAGCAAGATTACTATGCTAACGAGTACGGTCAAGGCTTCGGCAATCGTGGCTTTAAAACACCTCAGGACGAGGTGGAATCGAACATAGACTGGGCTAAAGAGTACTTCAAGATGACCGGGTCGTACCTCCCTGACCACATTCCGGGTATCCCGGATGAGGTCGAGAAGCCCGAGTACGATAAGCCTGCTTTCCGTTCAGATTTTGTTTCGGCCAACCAGGGCGACAAGGCTTTGAACGAGGTCAACCGTCTCGTTCAGTCGGGCAATTTCGGTCTAGAAGAAGCCATCTCAGCCGTTTTGGGTGACGCCGAGGAGAACGGCTGGGCTATGCCGTTGGAGACGGACCAGGGCGACCGGTTGATGAACTATGACAGCATGGGCAAACCAGTTGTCCAGAAGACTGTGGCGCAGTACGAGGCAGAGCAGGCGTACCTTGCAGCTAACGGTATCCTCCCCGATGACCGTCCGCCTCAGAAACGAGGCGACAACGGCATGGATATTGTTGACCCAGAGTTCCCGGAATTTTTGGCTCCACAAAATTTCGACGAAACTCGGTTTAGAGAAAATGCAACAAAGTTTGTTGACGAGTTCGAACAGCAGAAACGTGAGCAGGGCGACCGTGACTCTGCGATGGCCGAGTATCAAGACTACCTTGCTCCCCGTTACGGTTTCGACTTTAAGGGCATGATGGAAAGCGGCGGTAGTGGCGGTCTTCGCAAGACAGATTATGCTGCGAAAGATAGTGGCGGCGGGGAACAGTACGATCAGTGGGCGAAGAGTCCT